TCAGGCGGGCACCTCGACGGATCGGAACGGGCCGGGACCGAACCGTGCCGACACCTGGGCGACCTCGGCGCGGAAGGCCCCGACGACGCCGTCCACCGCCTGCAGGGTAGCGGTGTAAGCAAAGCTTGGCTGGCCGACCGGATATTCCGCGCGCAGCACGGCCCCTTGCAGGATGCGCAGGACATAGGCCTCGGTCTCTTCGCCCAGGGGCACTTCGACCGCCTGCCAGCTGTCGCCCTCGATCCGGGTGCGCCGGATCCAGGACAGCGCGACCTCGCCCGAGACCGCACGGCTCTGGCGCAGATGCGCGACCGGATAGGGCCGCAGGCCGATGCCGTCGAAGGCTTCCACCCGCAGGACGGTGTTCGGATCGTCGAAGCCGCGTGCCGTCGCACCGATCCGGTAGTGCCGCTGCAGCCCGCGGGCGGAAACGGGCAGGTCGATCTGCCCGATCCCAAGGTCCAGAAGGACGACCGTGCTGCCCGCAGGCCAGGCCGCGGGCATGATCCCGTCGGTGCCAAGCTGGCCCCGCAGCCTTTGGCCCAGCTCGAACGTGTCCGGGGCCACGACCGCCGCTTCGGCGAACTGGAACACCTCCCAGTTGCCCGCGCTGCCGTCGCCGATCGCGGCCGCATTTGCGCCGTTCAGCACCGCCAGCCGGTCGGCCGAGGCGACATCCCCCCCCGTCAGCCTGACCCGCAGGCCCGGGCCCCGATCCCAGACCCCGGTCTGCGCCCAGGTCAGCGCCGTCTCGGTCACCCCGACGATGGCCGAGGCGGCGATCAACCGGTTCAGCTCATAGCCCGCATCCTGGCTTGCCGACCAGACCGCGACCGATCCGGGCCAGGGGTCGGCCGCGACCGCGATATGGGGCGCGTGCGGCACTTCCTCGCCGGTCAGCAGCGGCAGGTCCAGAAACACCGGCAGGACCGGAACCGGCGGGGCGTAGCTCCGCGTGGCGATCGTCTCGGCTTCCTCCTCGCCCGGCGCATAGACGGCGGCCTCGACGCGCACGGCGTCGACCAGCTGCGCGTCGGTCAGCTCGACCCGGTCGATCCGGTAGCGCTGGCCGCGCAGCTCCACCACGTCGCCCGCGCCCAGCGCCAGCCGCGACCGCGGCAGACCCAGGCGGACGGCATCCCGCGCGATCCGCGCTTCGGACAGCCAGCGTTCGACCGTCGCGCGCGCTTCGCCTCGGGTCAGGGCCAGCGGCAGATCGGTCTGCGACACGCCGCGCGCTTCCTCGTCCGGAAAGCGGGCCTCGACCGCCCGCAGGTCATAGCTCGACTGCGAATCGACAAAGCCCAGCCGCACCTGCCCCGCCGTTTCGGCCTCGGCCGCGCGGGTGAACTCGACATCGCCCTCGAGGTCCGGCAGCACGGCCAGCAGAGGCTCGCTCAGCCCGGCGACGACGCGGCCGTCGCGGGTCCGGAAGACCAAGAGGCCGTCGCGTTCGACCACGTCCACGCCGAAGGCGAGGAACAAGGGCTGCAGCGCCGCCCGCGCCGTCGTCACCTCCGCTTGCTGAAAGCCCCGGACCAGACCGAACAGCCGGGCCGTGTCGATGGCCGACAGGCCGGACTGGCGGCAGATTTCGGCCACGACCGCCGACAGCGGCTGGTTGGTCGCCCGCCCGTTCAGCCAATGCCCGCGCTGGTAGTTGCCGCCGTCGCTCCAGACCTCAAGCTGGCCCGGAAACTCGGGGAACGGCCGCGCATCCCAGGCCCAGGCATGGGCGCGGCCCATGTCGACCATCGGTGCGCCGTACAAAAGCGACACCGGGTTGTTCGCGGGCTCCGCCCAGTATGAGGTCACCGCCAGCAGGTACTGCATCTGGATCAGATCGTCCCGCCGCCCGGTCGACCAGACCGGCAGACCGGATTCCGACGATTTCACATCGACGAACTTGTTCGGCTGGTTCGTGCCCTTGTCGACAGCCGGACAGCCGAATTCGGTAAAGCGGATCGGCTTCGATCCCGGCACCCAATCCGTCGGGTTGACGGCGCGGACACCGTTCACCCGGTCGTGGTGCAGGTTCGACCACCAGGACCGCAAGTCCTTGTAGCGAAAGACCCAAGGCTCGCCAAAGGCGCCATCGGTGATCGGCACGCGCCGTTGCGCGGCAGCCCCCTCCGGGCTGTCGTAGAACCAGTCGAACCCTTCGCCGCCCGCGACATTCGCCCTCAGATAGCCAAGGTCATAGATCGAGCCCCAGCCCGCATCCGCATGATCCTCGCCGTCGCGCCAGTCCGACAGAGGCATGTAATTGTCGATCGCGACAAAGTCGACCTCCGGGTGCGACCACAGCGGGTCCAGGTGGAAATACCGGTTGCCGTCCGCCTGATAGCCGAAATACTCCGACCAGTCGGCGGCATAGCTGATCTTGACGTTCGGCCCCAGGATCGCCCGCACATCCGCCGCCAGCGTCCGGAACGCCGCCACGGCGGGAAAGCTGTCACCCGCCCCCCTGATCTGCGTCAGCGACCGCATCTCCGACCCGATGCAGAACGCATCGACCCCGCCGGCCAGCGCGCACAGCCGGGCATAATGCAGGATAAACCGCCGGTAGCCCCAGGCATCCGGCCCGGCAAAGCCGATCGTCTCGCCCGTAACCGTGAACTCGGCCGCCTGGGCCGTGCCGAAGAAGGCCGCCACCTCGGCCGCAGCCGCCGCCGTCCGGTCGGGCGAGCCCGCCTGCCCCGGCGCCAGCGAGGTCGTGATCCGCCCCCGCCAGGGCAGCGCGGGCTGGCCGACCCCTCCGGTCCAGGGGTCGGGCAGGCTGTTCCCGGCGACCTGATCCATCAGGATGAACGGGTAGAACATCACCTCGCGCCCCGCCGCGCGGATCGCCCGGATCGCCTCGATCACCGAGGCGTCGGACGGCGTGCCGCCATAGATCGAGGCGCCCTCGACCTTCGGCACCTCCTGCGCCGCCGCCCGCGCGATGCCGCCCGCCCGCCAGGGCATGCCCACCCCGTCGCGCTGGGTCTGTTCGACCTTCGGCCGGATGTCGCAGACACCGCAGCGCAGATCGCTGCCGAACCACGACACGACCAGCGACACCGACTGCACGCCGGGCAGTTCCTCGGTCAGCTGCTGCAGGCTCGTCGCGAAATCCGTCAGCCCCGAGGGCGAATGCACATTCGCGGTCCGGTTCCGCCCCGGCCCTTCGGCATAATGGACCGGAGTCGTCGCCAGCCCGTATTCGCCCGTCCCCGGGATCAGCGCCACGCCGCGGATGGCACCCGCCAGCGTGTCGGTCGGCGCCACCGCCGGGCCCTGCGCCTGCCGCATCACCTCGAAGCTGAACTGCGGCACCCGGTTGCCATAGGGCGCAAGCTCCAGGTCCTCGATCACCACATAGGCCAGACCGCGATAGGCCGGCACGCGGCCCGCGCCTTCCACCGCCTCGATCTTCGGGTCGGGCAACTGGTCTTCACTGCCGGTATAGACCCGCAGGTTCAGATCGCGCGGCGAGATTTCGTTGCCGTCCGCCCAGATCCGGCCGATCCGCAGGATCTCGCCTTCGCACAGCGCGATGGCCAGGCTGACGGAATAGCTGTATTCGTTGACCTTCGGCCGCGGCGCGCCCTTGCCCGACCGGCGGCGGCGCACGGTCTCGGTGAACTGGGTGGCCCAGATCACCTGGCCGCCCACGCGCATCCGGCCCCAGATCCGGCCCAGAGCGCCCCCCTCGCCCGCGCCGGTCAGGCGCAGCCGGTCGATCCGGCCGACCTCGACCGGATCGGACCCCGCCCCCAGAAGCCGCTGGTCGATCGCGCGCCCCAGCGTGGCCCCGACCGCGCGCCCGATGACGGCGCCTGACAGTCCAAGGACCGCCCCGCCGAAACCGGACCCAAGTGCCGCGCCGGCGGCCGAAAGAAGCAATGTGGCCATTAGCTTGGCTCCTCTGGAAAGGCAAAACGCGCCGCGATCCGGCGCTGCCAGGGCTGCGACAGCGGGCTTTCGACCACACCGTGGCCGGAATAGGCATGCAGAAATCCGGGGTGGTCCCCGACCGTGGATTGCAGGCCCAGGTGCTTGGCCACCGCCCCGTCCCGCATCCGGAACAGAAGGACATCGCCGACCGCCGCCTCGGCCAGGGGCTTCCGCACCAGCCAGCGCGCCGCGGCCTCGGCCAGCACTTCGCGCCGGTCAGGCTCGGCCCAGTCCTCGGTATAGGCGGGAACCGCCTCGGGTTCCGCCCCATACAGCGCCCGCCAGACGCCACGAAGAAGGCCAAGGCAATCCGCGCCCGCCCCCCGGACCGAGGCCTGGTGCAGATAGGGCGTGCCCAGCCACAGCCGCGCCTCGGCCAGCGCGCGCTCTCCGTGTGTCATGCCGGGCCCTGCGGCAGGCGCGCGCCGCCCGTGTTCGGCCGGTCGGGCACCGGATAGGACGCCAGCCAATCCTCGCCCGGAATGGCGGGAAAGCCGCGAAAGTTGACCACGTTCGCGAATTTCGTCCGGCAGGTGGCCAACGACTTGTCGCAGCCCGCGAAGATGCGCAGGCGGTCGCCGGTTGCGACCTCGGCCCCCAGCGACTGCCACAGGGCGATCTCGCGCAGCCCACCGACCAGCCGGTCGCTGCGCACCATGCCGACAAGCCCCGCAGCGGCGCCCGTAAGCACCTCCAGCCGCCCGTGCTGGAACCAGCGCTCGTCAAACCCCGCGAAGGGCGCAAAGCGGAAGACCCGGTTGTCCTCTGCCGCCTCGACCTCGCGTTCGGTGACGTATCCGGGTGTCGTCAGGTCGAACCGGCAGCGGCCGTCGCCCAGAATGGCCGAGCAGTCCGCCTGGTAGACCTGCCCCTGCGGCCGGTTCAGCGCCTCGGACAGCCCGCGCAGCTCGGCCCGGAACGACAGTCCGGTCCGCGCAACCTCGCCCAGGGTTCCGCGGAACTGCCGCACAAAGGCCGAAGGCTCGGCCCAGTTGACCAGGAACGCCTCGACCTCCGCCCCGTCGAAGCGCCCCGCGACCAGGTCCGCCTCGCGGATCGCCGTGTCGCTCAGGGCCCCCACGGCCTCGCTGTTGTCGACCGAAAGGCCCGTCGTCTGCTGTAGCGCGCGCGCCGTCATGCCGGTATCGGCGCGGCACAGGACGCCGTCCACCATCAGGTCCCGGTCGTGGTCGGTAAAGCCCAGCACCAGGCCGTCCCGCCGCCGCACCGTCCAGGCGCTGCAGACGGTCGTGGCCCCGCTGGCCAGATGCGCGTAAAGCGCCTCGGCACTCATATCCGGATCTCCACCACTGGCACCGACAGGGCATCCCCCGCCTGGAACGACGCGACCGAGGCCTGGATCACCCCGGTGTCGAACCGCACCGGCACGTCGAACTCGAAGCCCGCCGTGATCCGTGTCCCAAGCGCGGGCGGCAGGACAAAGCTCACCTCGCCCGTCTCGGCATTGACCGAAAACTCCTGCCCCTCGACCTTGCGGTCGCCCGCGATCGCGATCTGCACCGTGCCCGCGACGGGCTTGGTGATCGGCCGGACATGCGCCTCCTGGCCCGAGGCATAGGTCTTGCGCAGCCCGAACACCGTCGTGACCCCGTCGCCGATGCCGATCAGCTGATCGCCGGGCGTCGGGCTGGCCGAGGGCAGGCAGGACTTCCAGTCCGTCCAGTCCTTCCAGCGGAACCCGTGCAGCTGGCCGCTGCGCGCCTCGAAAAAGGCGATCAGCAGCGCGATGTCGTCCAGCGACCGCAGGCCCACGCCCGCGTCATAGCGACGGCGCGACTGCGCCCAGGGGGTGTTGCGCTCCTCGAACCCGTTCGCCAGCGTGACGATCTCGGTCCGCCGCTCCGGGCCGCCGACCGACCCGAAGCTTAAGGAGGCGGGAAAGCGTATCTCGTGAAAGGCCATGGCGTGTCCTCACCGGTTCCGTTGTCCGCGCGCCAGCGCCCGGCCGACCTGGGCCGCGACCTGCGCCTGGCTGCGCTGAAAGCCCTGCACGTCGGGGGTAGAGACGTTCATCACCACATTGACCGCTCGGCCGCCGCCCGCCTGCACGCCCAGACGCCCGTCGGGCCCCCGCGCCAGGGGTATGATCGCCTCGGGGCCCGCCTCGCCCATCAGGCCGCGCCCGCCCCGCATCGGAAAGTTCGTGGGCTGCGACACGATCCCGCCCCTGGCGAAGGGCATCACCTTGCCCTGGCTGAAAGCGCCGCCCTGCGCGAAGGGCATCGCCCCGCCCAGAACCCCGCTCAGCCCCTGCGCGAGGAACCCGCCCAGAGCCCCCGTGACCGGCTTCAGCGCGATCTGATAGACGGAATCGACGACCGTCGTCGCCACCGTCTTCAACGCATCGCTCAGCTTCATCCCGTCGAAGATCAGCCCGTCGAAGGCCTTGCGCAGGCCCCCGCTGATCCCCGAGGACAGCGTGTTCACCTCGCGCCCGGTGAACAGCATCGTCTCGCGCATCCGCGAAAGCTCGCCGTCAAACGCCGCCACCATCGACACGGATGACCCCAGCTGCGCCTCCAGCGCCTGAAGCTGCTCCTGCATCGTTCCGATCTCTGCCATCGCCCTGATCCTTCCTTGCATCCGGGAACGCCGCCGCCAGTTCCGCCAGCCGCGCGCGTGTCAGGGGCGGGACCAGACCCTCCCGCCCCAGCATGATCTTCAGTTCCACCGGCGTAAGGCCCCAGAAGACCGCAGGCTCCAGCCCCAGCCCGTGCAGGCCCGCCTGCATCAGCCCGCGCCAGTCGATGCTGGTCATGCTTCGCCCGGCAGCGCGAAGGCCCGCGCCAGAAGTTCCGCCGCCGCCCGTGCCGCCTCGACCGGCCCGCCGCCGATCTCGACCTGCAGAAGGTCCGCCGCCTGGCCCTGCCAGCCCCCGCCGCGCAGGCCCGCCACGATCAGCGCCAGCACATCGCGCGACGAGAACCGCTGCGCCTCGAAGCGCTGGACCAGGTCGACCAGCGACCCTGCCTCCAGCGCCTCTTCCAGCTCGGCCAGCGCCCCGAGCGTCAGCTTGGCGACATGCCGCTTGCCGTCCAGCACGATGGCGACTTCGCCCGTCCAGGGGTTCGCCATGGTCACAGCGCCGTGAACGTCAGCACCCCGGCCGAGGCCAGCGCCATCTCATAGCTCGCCTCGTCGTTGTGGCTGCCCGCATATTCGATCGAGGTGATCTGGAACGGCCCCTCGATCACGCCGAAGCTTGGGATCACCACCTGGAAATCCGGGATCTCGCCGTTGAAGAACACCGCCCGCGCGCGTTCGTCCGTGTTCTCGTCCCGGAACACCCCACTGCCCGAGATCGAGGCCGATTTCACCCCCGCCCCGGCCAGAAGCTCGCGCCAGCCGCCCTGGCTTTCCAGGCTGGTGACGTCCACCTGTTCAGTGTTGAAGCTGATCCGCGTGGCCCTGAGGCCAGCGATGGTGACGAACTGGCCGTCCCCGGTCTGGTCGATCTTGATCAACAGGTCCTTGCCGCTTTGCACAGCCATGTTCGCTCTCCGTTAGGTTGGTGTCTGGGGCGTCAAAGTTGAATGCGCGCCCGGAAGGTCAGGTCGATCCGCCGCGTCTCGCCCTCTTCGATCCGCCGGGCGCTGGCGCGCAGGAACATCAGGCTGACCAGCGTCCCCCGCGTCAGCGTGAGCGGCGCACCGATCAGCGCGTCCGAGATGTCGGCCGCGATCGTCTTGATCGACAGGAACCCGGTCGCGTCGGTGATCACGCTGATCACCATCTGATGCTCGGCGCCGGCACCGGTCTTGTCGGACTGGTCGCGCGCCTCCTCCGGGCCGATCAGGACGAAGGTCCCGGTCGCGTTCGGCGGCACCGCGTCATAGGTCGCGACCCCGGCCAGGGCGGGCCAGGCCGACAACCGCTGGAACACCGCCTGTTGCAGGGCGGGGGCGGATGCATAACTCATTTCGGCACCTCCTCGCGCGAAAAGCAGGTCAGGAAGCGGCCCTTGGGGTCGCGCTCGGTCACCGCCTGGATCCAGAACAGCCGTGTGCCCTCGCGGAACCGCTGCCCGGCTTTCGGCCGCGACGGCGCGCCCACCGGCGCGCCCCGCACCGTGACGCGATAGGGCACGGCCGACAGCATGCGCTCCTCGCCCAGGGTGTCGTTGCCCGACCCCGGCAGGACCTCGGCCCACAGCGTGCCCAGCGTGGTCCAGGCCTCGCTGAACCCGCCCGCGCCGTCCGGAGTCCGGACGACCCCCTCCAGCACCAGCGCCCGGTTCAGATGCGGCGCGTTCATGCCCCGCCCCCCAGAAGCCGCACGGTCCGCCAGCGCTCGATCAGGGCGACGACCCCGAAGGGCAGCCCGGCGGCCTCGGCGCCGTCATCGTGGCGATGCTCATAGTATTCGCCCGCCAGCAAAAGCACCGCCTGCCGCAGATCGACCGGGATCTGTGTCCAGCCGGGCCCGAAGCCCGCGTCGAACACGATTTTCACCAGACCCTCGACCGGAAGGCTCGGCAGGGCCCCGCCGCGCCCCGCCAGACGCGGGCGGTGCAGGTCCGGCACCAGCCGGTAGGCGCCCGGCGGCACCACGACCTCGCCGCCCGCGGCATCGACCAGCGTCACGCTGACCAGGCCCAAGACGGGCGCGACCGGCAGCGCCTGTTCCGGCTCGCGCCAGCGGTCCAGCACCCACAGAAAGCGGCGCTGGAACAGCATCTTGCCGATCCGCCCCTCGATCGCGGCCAGGGCCGCCCGCAGGTGGCTCTCCAGAAGGCCGTCCTGCAGCGCGTCATCGGCAAAGCCGCTGCCCAGGCGCAGGTGATCCTTGAATTCCTCCACCGGCAGGGCCGCACTCGGCACCGGCGCTTGTTCGGTCAGCATCATGGTCAACACTCCGCCCGCTGCCGGGCCTGATGGAAATTGCAGGGGCCGAAGGACCCGGCCCCGAAGAAGGGCCGGGCCAAAGGGTCATCAGACCGACATGCGCAGAAGCTTGATCGCCGCGAAGTCCGTCACATCGCCGCCGACCCGCTTGTTGGCATAGAAAAGGACATGCGGCTTGGCCGAGAACGGGTCGCGCAGGATGCGCAGGTCCGGGCGCTCCGCGATCGTGTAGCCCGCGCTGAAGTCGCCGAACGCGATCGGGAAGGCGTTGGCCGCGATGTCGGGCATGTCCTCGGCGATCAGCACGCGATAGCCCATCAGACGTGCAGGCTCACCTTCCTGCAGACCGTCCACCCACAGGAACCGGCCGGTCGAGTCCTTCAGACGGCGCACCGCTGCCGTAGTGCGCGAGTTCATCACGAACGTCGCGTTGGCGCGATAGTCCGCACCCAGCGCATAGATCAGGTTGACCAGGCAGTCGGCCGAGTTCGTCGTCGGAAAATCTGCAGCGGCGCCCGATACCACAAAGCCGATGTTGCCCCAGGTCCAGGATGCGTTCGCAACCTTCGGCGGCAGCAGGATGCCCCTCGGCTTGTCGATCCCGTCACCGTTGATGAAGGCCGCTGCCTCGGCCCGGATGAAGCGCGTGGCGATTTTCCCGGCCAGCCAGCCCTCGATGTCGAAAGCGCTGTCGTCCAGGATGCGCTGGCTGGCTTTCGGCATCGCGGCCAGCTCGTGCAGGCGGATCGAGATCCGCTCCAGAAGCGGGGTCGCGGTCTCGACCGTCGCCGGGGTCTCCTGCGCCCAGCCCGAGCCGACTTCGCTGCGGTCGATCAGCACGTCGTACGAGATCGCGTCGACCTGCACGACATTCGCCACGGTCCGCAGCGACGAGGTCGCAAGCAGCATCGACCGGATACGGTCCGCGGTCTGGGGGTCCACCAGCACACCGCCGTCAGCAACGACGTTGGTCGACAGTGCCTTGCCTTCCAGCACCAGGCCGCGCAGGCCGTCGTCGTCACCCGACCGCAGATAGGCGTTGAACGCCTTCTGGTGCGGGGCCTCAACTTCCGCGCGCGCCGAAAGGGCGGGGCGGCCATAGGTCATCGTCTTCGCGTTCAGCATGGTCAGTCGCTCTTCCTGATGTTTCAGCGTGGATTTCACGTCTTCCTGAAAGGTGCTGAATTCTTTCAGAAATCCGGTCATGGCGGCCTTTGCCTCCGCTGCCGGTGTTGCGGCCGAGGGCATAGCTTCCCCGGCCCGAGACTTGCTCTCGGTCATCGTCATTGTCCTTTTCGTTGCTGATCGGACGCCGCGCGCTAAAGCCCGGCCAAACTGCGGCGCGCGTCCTCGAAGACCGCCGCCATGTCGCGCCAGTCATCGTCCGAGGCGCTTGCCTTGGCCGCGACCCGCGCCTCGGGAAGCATCGGGAAGGTCACCAGCGACACTTCCCAAAGCTCCAGCTCCGACAACAGGCGCTGCCCCTTGCCGTCGCGTTCCGCCTTCACCGTGCGATAGCCGATGGACAGCCCATCGATCGCCCCGGCCTGCAAAAGGGCGGCGGCTTCGCGGCCCTTCTCGACCTCGGTCAGGATGCGTCCCTTGACCCAAAGGCCCGCCGCATCCTCGCGCACTTCGTCCCAGAGGCCGATCGGCTGGGCCGGGTCGTGCTGCCACAGCATCTTGACCCGGCCCCCGCTCGCGGCAAGGCGCTTCAGGCTGGCCGCATAGGCCCCCTTCTGCACCACATCGCCGCCCTGGTCCTTTTTGCCGAACAGCGAGGCATAGCCCGCCACGACATGCCCGTCGGTCACCGTCAGACCGGCCTCCGGGCGGGTGTATTTCCGTTCCGGCGCACCATATTCGCCCGTCATCGCTTCACCTCGTTGCAACATGGATCACCGCTTCGGCCATCTGCGTCAGCAGGAAGGCCGCCACCCCGTAAACTCCCAGCCAGATGCGCTTTTCCAGCTGCTCCAGCATTCCTTCGATGCGCCCCAGCCGGTAGTCGAGGGCGGCCCACCGCTCCTCGGCCACGCGCTCGTTGGCCTCGATCCGCGCTGCTGCAAGCGAAAGATTGTCATGCAGCACCCGGGTCCCGACCTCTGTCTTGCGAACTGTCATGCTTCCTCCGCAAGCTTCGGCAGGCCCAGAAGCATCCGCTTTTCCGCCATGGTCAGGAAATCGGCAGCGCCCACCCGCGCCCATTGCTGGTCGCGCTCGGCCGCCAGCGCCGGCACCTGGTCAAGGTCGGGCCGCAGCTCGACCCCCGCCCCGGCGAAGCCCGCCAGCCAGTGCGACAGGTCCGCCAGCACCTTGGTCGCCAGGGGCAGCACCGTCAGCCGGAAGAAGGCCCGGTTCGCCTCCTGATAGTTCGCATAGGTCGCATCGCCGGGGATGCCCATCAGCATCGGCGGCACCCCGAAGGCGATCGCGATCTCGCGCGCGGCGGCCTCCTTGGTCTTCTGGAACTCCATGTCCGACGGGCTGAAGCCCATCGGCTTCCAGTCAAGGCCCCCTTCCAGAAGCATCGGCCGCCCGGCGTTGCGCGCACCCTGGTGATGCGCCTCCATCTCGCTCACCAGGCGGTCGTACTGGTCCGCCGACAGGCTCGCCGCGCCGTCCGCTCCCTTGTAGACGATCGCGCCCGAGGGCCGCGCGGCATTGTCGAGCAGCGCCTTCGACCAGGCGCTGGCGCTGTTGTGCACATCCACCGCCACGGCCGCCGCCTGCATCGGCGAAAAGCCGTAATGGTCGTCCTGCGGATGGAAGGTCCGCAGATGGCAGATCGGGCTCACCTCGCCGGTCACGTCATAGCGGTGCGTGCGCCCGCCGACGGTATAGTCATAGGCCACCGGCCAGCCATCCGCGCCCGGCACCAGATGCATCCGGTCCGACCGCAGGACATGCAATTCGCCCGGCAGCGCCGCGACGCCCGGCACCGCCTCGACATAGGCGTTCCCGGCCAGAAGCAGATGGCCATAGACCGCCTCCATGAACTCGGCCCGGCCCTGCGCGCCGTTCGGCCGCCCGGTCAGCTCCAGCAGCGGATGCGTCTCATAGCGCCGCTCCATGTCCTGGCAGACCAGCGGCAGCGCCGCCGCCGCCTCGGCGATCATCCGGACCGCGCGAAAGCCGACCGGATTGCCCTGAAACCCGCTCCGCGTCAGCGAGCTGACATCGCGCGGGCTCCAGGCCACGCGGCCCGCAGCACCCCAGGCGATCACCCGGCCCACGGCACTGGCCTTGCGCTCGGGCACCGCCGCCGCCGGGCCTTTCCGCAGAAAATCGAACACCATCCCGCCGCTCCTTTGCGCAGTCGCACCGCTCCCGTCCCGGTCGCGGTCGCAGCCATTCATCTTTGCCCAAATATCCCCGCCGGAGGCTTCAAAGTCCTAAAGCGACCGCACGCTCGGCCGCGCCTGGGGCAACGGCGTGATCATCAGGTCGGTCAGCGCCCAGACCAGCGCATCCAGCCGGTCGGGCGACCCCTGCCCCTGCCAGCCCTGCGCCGTCATGCGGCACATCTGGTCCTCCAGCGCCGCAAGGCCCCGGACATGCGCGACCCGGCCCTGCTCGTACAGGGCCGCGACCGGCTCGGCCCGCAGCATCTTCGACCGCGTCGCATGCACCGCACGGTAGGGCACCAAGGGGTCGATCATCCGAACCATCTGCTCCACGAGGTCCCCGCCCTGGTTGACCTCGGCCACCAGCCGGTCCGCCCCGTGCCTGGCCATCGCCGCCAGCGCCGCCCGGGCCCAACCCTCGGCCGTCGCCCCCTTGACGCTTGCATCCTCCAGCACAATCGCGCGCCAGGTGCGGGGATCGCCGCGGGTGTCCGCGCCGACCACCACGATCCCGCATTCGTCGCTTTTCTTGCCCGCCGTCACCGGCGGATCGACCGCGACGACCACGCGGCTGACTTCGGGCGGGCGTTCGACCCGCGCCGCCTCAAGCATCGCGGTCGTCCAAAGCGCGCCTTCCGCATCCTCGACCAGCACGCCGTCCAGCTCCTGCCGGCCCAGCCGCGTGCCGCCATAGCGCGCCCGCACTTCGGCCAGGAAACTGTCGGCCAGATAGGCCCGGTTCGCCTCGGTCGGCGCGTGGCTCACCACGGTCGAGGGGTTCTGCAGGATCGCCTTCAGCACCGTCACGTTGCGCGGCGTGGTCGTGACCACCTGCCGCGGATGCTTGCCCAGGCGCAGCGCGAACTGCACCTGCTCCCAGGTCTCGGCCCCCCGCTTCCACTTGGCCAGCTCGTCGACCCAGGCCGCGTCGAACTGCGGGCCGCGCAGCGCCTCCGGGTCATGCGCCGAAAAGACCTGCGCCACCGCTCCGTTCGGCCAGGTCAGCTGATGGCGCGAGGCGTTCCACTCCGGCCGCCGGTCGGGGGGCGAACAGGCCAGGATCCCGCTTTCGCCCAGCACCATCACTTCGCGCGCCTGGTCGATCGTCTCGCCGACCAGCGCCACGCGGCGCGACCGTCCCGCATCGCCCGGCCGCGGTCCCTCGACCTCGGCGCGCACCCATTCGGCCCCGGCGCGCGTCTTGCCCGCGCCCCGGCCGCCCAGGATCACCCAGGTCTTCCAGGCCCCGCGCGGCGGCAACTGATGCGGCAGCGCCCAGAATTCGAACAGCCAGGGCAAGGACAGAAGCCCGTTCTCGCTGAGCCCGGCCAGGAACTCATCCACCTCCCTCGGCGTCGCGGAGGCAAGCCAGGCGGCGCCCGATCTCAGCTCGTGCCCCTTCGAAGTCGAGGGCCCCTCCAGTGCCGACTTGACCGGAGATCTGCTTGCGGAGTTTGTCAACTTTGCCTCTTTCATCCAGAACATGCAGCGCCGTCGCGCGCAGGTCGCGGATCGCGGCCTGCGCGGCCTTGACCTCGCCGAACTCGCCCGCGCGCAGCGCCGCGATCACCCGGTGCAACTCCTCCGCGGCATAACGGTAAAGCCCCTCTGCCACGTCCAGCACGTCGCCCGGTGCCGTGCTGTCCCCTTCCCTCACGATTGCCAT